ATTCTTTCCAGTCTGTAGACTTGGCAAATGATCCTTTGTATTCACCCAACCTATACCCGTAGGATTCAAGACTGTGGCGTCCATACATTTGGAGCGGCATATGTTTCCAGTTATGTTTCCTATCAATATTCAATAGGTCAGCATGATAAAGACGTGATAGCAACAATGTGTCAATAACTACCTCTGGTGGTTTAAACCAGTTATAAAGCTTCTGTATTGCTGGTATGTCATACCCAATGATGTTATGACCGACAATACAATTGGCTTCTTCTAACCTACTGATACCCCTGACAATAGGCTCTTTACTGCCTTCATCATTGTATACCACAGTTTGATCATTCTCGTAATCATAGATGACCAGACAGTGAATGCAGGTAAGATCATACAGAAGTCCGTTTGTCTCTAAGTCAAAGATAAGAGAAGACATTCAACGGCCAGTCCAACGATATGTCTTATCGACAAACTGAGCTTTAGCAACAGCTTCAGGAGTTGGAGGATTAGGACGTTTCAGTTGAGCCAGGTAATTGAAGGCTCTATCCCGGCGTTCTTTAGCTTTGTTAGGTTCCTTCCAAACTGGTGTCATAGGCAGTCGTCCTCGAAGATTCCAAGGATCAAAAGTCTGTTGTTGCGTCGAACTCTTGTTCTGGTTGAGTTTCATTGAATTTACAGGTGGATAAATCATAACTTAGATTGCACGCGATGCCAACTTCGCCTGAATAGCGATTCTTGAGGACTCTAACAGTTGTATCAGACTGTTTGCCTGTACTCTGTTGATCTCGTTCAAGGGCAATAACTCCGTCAGAGAGTTGTGCAATTGCTGCACTTCCGCGCAACTGTCCAAGTGTAACACGTGCTCCTTCCTCATGGTTAGTGTCGTTAGATGTTCGCCTGAGGTGGGAGACGAGGAACAATGCGATGCCTGTACGCTCTACAAGAGAACGCAGGCGGGTCATGGTGGTGTCAATCATGCGACGTTCATCGCCATCAAGACCACTCAACAAGATTGAGAGGTGATCTAGAAAGATGATCCGCGCATCAAGACCTGTTGCCAAGTATTCAATTCGGTTGTAGATGAGATCAGGATCAAAAGAACCAAAGCCATCGAAAAGAAAGAGATTCCAGACAGCAAGAGTATCCTGATACGCTTGGGTGAGAGTAGATCGGTCATGTTCTCCAAGGTGTAGTGATTTACCAACTGCTGCGGACATCAGTCCGAGAGCTGTCCTGCGATTTGACTCTTCGAGAGCCAGGTATCCAACTCGTTCACCGGAATTGAGAAGGTGAGTTGCCAACTCTCTACAGAAGCTGGATTTACCAATGCCAGATCCTGCAGTAATTGTAACAAGCTCGCCGTATCGGATCCCGTGAAGTTTATGCTGTAGTCCGGCGAAAGGGTAGTCATGATCAGCGGGTGGTGTAGGTGTGGTTACAAGTTCTAGGAGTGATTTCCCATCAACGATCCCATCTGGACGGTAAGGTTTTGCATTCCAAATAGCCTCACGAATTGCTTGAGAGTCATCGGCAACGATGGCGTCTGACGCATCTTTGTAACCATCCGGGAGCGATGCAATCTTGCACTTGCCAGGTGGCAATACGCTTGCTGCTTCCTCCGTCGCCTTACGGCCTGCCTCGTCATTGTCGAAGAGCAGGACAATCTCCTCGTAACCCTGGAGCCAGGGGATAGCCCGTTGAATCGACTTCTTGGCCGCTGCGGCACCGCTAGGTAAAGATACCATCGGCCACCCCGGCATAGCCTCTTGACATGAAGCTGCATCGAGTTCTCCTTCTGTAATGACAACTCGTTTTCCATGGGAGGGAAACAAATGTTGTCCAAAGAGGGTACCTGGGACTGTCCCTTCATAGGTGAATACTTTGTCTTTAGTTTTTACTTTACAACCTTCAAGTACTCCAGACTCGCTGAAATAATAGAAGCGTAGAACGTCTCCGTCTTTGTGGATTCTGTACTTTTGACAGACTTTTTCGGAGATTCGTCGTTTCTGCAGCCGTTCGGCTGAGCCACGTAATTGTACATTGGTGGACATTTTATGAGTGTGAACAAGTTCTTCGGTGTGACCGTAAGCATTACAGGCAAAACAAAAAGTGTGGCCATCAGAGTACAAAGAATTTGCATCTGATGACCCACAGTTGTCACACGGCAAGTGCCTCACGAACTCGGACTCGGAGTTCTGCATATGCATTTGCTTGTTGTTCGTGATAATCAAACCAATCATTCAGTGCGATATAAAAACCGCTCAGAATGTTTTCTGCAGTTGCTGGGGTTTCAGCGTCTACATCAGCAATAATGTCACTGAATTGTTCAGCGTAAAATTCGGGAGTACCGTAAGTCAGGTGAGCCATTTGAGTGGAATTTCGGTGTATGAAGTCCATGGAAAGCCGTGCTTTTCACACCACTTTGCATAGGTGGTTTTAGACCCTTTGTAGATTTTATTAAAGGGTGCTTGAAAGACGAAGCGAATATCTAACTCGGGATTGCTCTTCTTCACTGCGATCATCTTGCGGCGATCCTCGCTTGTCAGGCGTCCTTTCACTTCTAGAAAGACACCATTCGGCAAAAGAAAGTCTGGCAGGTAATTGCATTCAAGAACGTAAGCAAGTTTACGTGATTCGTATTCGTAGTTAACTTTCAAGCTGGAGAGAAGATCAGCAACCTTCTCTTCCAAGCCTGATCTAAACATCAGAAATCATCATCTTCTGCTACATCAGCAGACGGAGTGACAACAGGATCGTTAGACTTGAACCCTTTGGTTTGACCGAACAGTGCGGCCACTTCAGTTTCACCCATGTCACCAGCATCTACGCCAGCAGAACTATTGAGTGCAACAACTTGAATACCCACAAGCTTGAGAGTGGTGCCGTAAGTAACACCATCCTTCAGGATGTAGGGTTTCTGGCGGAATGCCAGCTTAACTTTAGACCCACTGTACAAAGGCAGTGAATCATCAGTGACAGGTGTACCTTCCGTGTCTACCACAGGAGGACGAGTCTCTTCATTCCAAGAGAACTTAACCTTGTACTTACCTTCAGACACCTCTTCCCAAGGCTCAGGCTTGAGAGTAGAACGCTTAGGGTTCTTGAGTTTAGATTCAGCCCATTTGATAGTTTCGGTGCGATCTTGCTCCAAAACTTCAACAAGCTTATCATTGATCAGTGCGCTAAGCGAATACCCAAACTTGCTGGGTTTCAGAATAGCTTGGTAACCCTCAAGGACAACAGGCTCTTGGGTGATGTGTACGGTTTGTGCCATTAACAGAAAAAGTAGGTGGATTCAATCACTGACTCCGGTTCAAGGTCGCCAATGATCGGTGGTTTAGATTCCGCACCTATTTGAGATGCGAAATCATTCAGGTAATCATGCTCTGCGAACAGGTGCATGTAAGTCTCCCTTACAATAGAAGAAAGGGAAGACATGTCAGTAGCCCTACATAACACGGAATCGTGGATGAGAGCAATTGGTGCATCAAAGCGTGGGACACTCAGGTGTAACAGGCTAGCGTCAAGGCTGTGAATAAGATTTGGAGCTGTGGCATTCTTATGATGGTTGATGTCAACCTCATCAGTATCGCCCACGGCTACCTGCATTTCACAGGCACCAAGAAGATGTAACTGAAGACGTACTACTTCTTTCTTATTTAGTTTTTGATGAACAACGAACCCAGAAGGTGTTGTCCACTCTAAGTGTTCTTTACCAGCTTTGATAGCTGCTGTTACTTCCTGTTCAATCCAGGACATAACAGCCATTGGTCCGGGTACAACGACATTCATTGCATCCCGTACAGCTTTAACAGTATCAGTAAGATCTTCCTTACTAATCTCTACACCCTTTTCAGCAAGTGCATCACGAATGTAACCACGATTGCTGTAAGGTTTAGCATTGTAAGGTACGGTCATAACTACCCTTTTGACCACCTTTCTATCCATGTAAGGTTGGATAGATTTGGGACAATTAGGAGTAGCTACTTCACTTACTACCTTGTACGCATCCTGTGGATGATCACCAGGTAGGACATTTACTAGACGTGCGGTGGACTTATCCCTAGCTAATCCTGCCAAGATCTGTAGACCTGAACAAGTAGCATCGGTTGCCACCATAAGACGTGTGAACTGCCTATCGGCAATTACGACACAATGATAGTACTCATCTACAGCTGCTAGGAACTGCCAAGGTTCCTCTACATTCTCCCAAAGGTGTAAATTACCAACGGGATCTGTGGCTATGAGTGTGAATAATTCATGGTTATTTTTTGCCCATTCAATACGTTCAACCATCGGTGCTTTATCAAGACCGTATGTAGTAGCTACTTGAAAGGCTAACCATTCATCTGATTCATCAGTTGTGTATGACCCCTCTGCAAAGACTAACAAACTTTTTCCAAAGTCAGTGTCTTGTGGAGTAAGAAAGGCAGGAATAGGATACGCTCTACCTCTGTAATCAAAAGACCACGGTATGTAGAACTTAGGTACGTCCTTGAACCTTTTCACTGCCTCCATTGTCATCCTTGTACGACAAGATTTCTTAAACTCTTGTGCGTTCAGATTCATTGTCTGAGCAGCCTCTTGTCTGTACTTCTTGCGAGACTCAATGTTCTCTGCAATGTCTACAGGTTTAGGAGGTAGTTCATGATTGACAATGGGGAGGAACTTACCTACTGCTCGTTCCAATCTATCTAGTTCTTCCGCAACCTCTACAATAAAAGGATTTAGAGTAAAGGCGACCTTCTGAATCTTGTTCAGAAACTCGATAGGGGTTTCTCCCTGTATACACCCCTGATGTCCACGACGCACCATGTCATGACCACGCATTACCTCATTGAGGATATAACCACCGGCACGATCATTAGTCCAATCGTTTGGTTCAATCAACATAGGCCAAGTAAGAGGAGCAAATAACTCTGCATCCTTCATCACCTTGTCTTTGATGGATATGAACTCAGGCGTAGGTACAACGTAATTGACTCTCTTGCGTCCTTCCTGGCGCATCTCTCTAGTGAACCAATGTGATTCAGAGATGATACAATCAAGTAACCAACCACCTAACTTAACGCGATTAGCCCTACCCCAAGCATCCCACTTTACATCCACAGTATTCATAGGTCTGCGTATGTTGCTGAGGCGTTGATGTGTGCCGCTAGACGAGTGCCAATACTTCTTTTTGAGTACGTTCAGCAGTCCAGGTGCTTCACGTTCATAGAAGCGCATCTGACACTCATTCTCAACTGCATAACCAATAGCATCACAAACGTTAGTGAGTTGATCACTACCCTCTTTAAAGGTGAATACTTTATCGAAGGTAAGCTTGAGTGCAATAGCTGCTGATGCTAACGGTTCAAGCTGTGATACATACTCCTTAACAACCTGGAATTGATGACCAGTTCCACGTGTTAAGCGATCATGTGAAGTCTCCTCAATACGTCTAACCACAAGAGGCAAGAGCATATCGATAGAAGCAATGCCATATACACTAGCTGATGCATAACTCTTCTCCTCAAGATCCTGTGTGTTCTTGTGTAATCTCTTGAGTCCTTGAGCTATTTGATCACGCTCAAGCTGTACTTGTTCGTCGATCTCAGCTGGTGTAGCCATAGGCAGCCTCGATAGTATCAGTGTCGTCAGCGAGTTGTTCCATCATCAAAGAAATGATTTCATCACGATTAGGATGACCAATAAGTTCATCACACAATTCGTGAAGGCGACGATAATACACTTTAGTCTTCATCTTCATAGTCTCCGCAAGTAAGGTGGTGGATTGCAGCATGATCACAGACAGTAAACTCAATGTCAGGTGTACGTAGAAGTTGTTGAACTTTATTCTGTGCTGCACCTTCCTTCATGTAAACGTGCTCTTTGATTTTATAAGTCTTTGAGTCACGTACACGAATGATACAACATACAGACGAAGGTAACTCCCAACCGGCTACCTTCCAATCCATAATCTCTTCAAAGGTATGTTGCTCGAACGCATCATCTGGTGCGTCCTTGTACATATCGTAGTTGTTTGGATAGTAACGCTTACCACTCATCTTGTTGTTTAACATTTAGTAGTTGATCGTTGCGTTCACGGGACAACTCTAAAGCCCGCCATGCAGCAGACTCAGAATCGGGTGCTAAGAGATACCAAACACCTGAACGTAGTGTCACTTCGTATTCACGAAGGCTGTGAG